CGGCTGCGAAGTATTCCCGAAGCAAGACACGATCATCGCGGAGCGTGGAGACGTGGGCAACTTCATCAACATGCCTTACTTTAATGCAGAGTTACCGCAGCGGTATGCCTTCAACGAGAAGTGCGAAGCTATGGAGCTAGATGAGTTCTTGGGTGCGGTGAACAAGGCACGAGTTTCGCTGTCCGACCTAGAGGGTATGCGCCTGTCCAAGCCTCGCAAGTATTTCACAGACGGACCACCCTGCCTTGAGCACCTGTTCGCGGATGGCCCCATCTCTGAGTTCCGCAACAACACCCTGTTTAACGTGGCTCGGTACTGCAAGATGAAGAGCCCCGACGATTGGCAGAAAGAGTTTGAGGGGTATAACCGGACTTTGTCCAGCCCTCCGCTACCGTCCAGCGAGATCGTCAACCTGAGTAAGCAGCACGAGAAGAAAGAATACCTGTATACCTGCAAGGAAGAACCCATGCGTAGCTATTGCGATCCAGCAATATGCGCCACGCGAAAGCACGGCATCGGAGCAGACGGCCCAGACGCTATGGCTGTAGGCGGACTGACTATCATGCTGTCGGAGCCTCGTCTGTTCTTTATGGACGTTGATGGTGACCGAATCCAGTTGAGCACGGAGCAGTTGCAAAACCAGACGTTGTTCCAGCGGGCGTGTATGGACCAGAAGAACATGATGCCTCCGACGATGAAGCCTCAGAAGTGGCAGCAGTTGGTCAACAGTTTGATGCAAGGTGCTACCTTCTTGGATGTACCACCAGAGCTCACGATATCAGGCCAGTTTACGGACCACCTAAGATCGTACTGCACGAGCCATGTCAGGGCTATGTCACCGGAAGAGATCGAGATGAACAAGCCTTGGACTGATGGTGGCACAACCAAGTTTAAACTCGATGGTCTTCTGGAGTATTTGCACCACCGCAGGTTCAGTTCACTCACACGGGGTCAGATCATGCAGATGATCCGTGATCTTGGGGGTGACACTGGGAAACAGAACATAATGAAGCGCACCTCAAAGGGCGAGACACGGTCCACGCTTAGATGCTGGGTAATCCCTGCGTTCGAGGAAGAAACAATAGAACTACCAGTCAAGGAGATCTCAAATGACATCCCATTCTAACAAACTGATGCGGGTATCAGACGTAGCAGAGTTGCTCGGGGTATCCAAGTCATACGTCTACAAGCTGGCGTCTACCGACCCATCATTCCCGATACCTATTGTTCTGGGGTCAGAGCACAAGAAGCGATCTTCGAGCCGTTGGGTTCTATCTGAGATTGAGGATTGGGTAAACTCTAGGCCAAGGGGTAAAGACTATGATACCTAATTCAAAGCTAATTCTAGGACCACCAGGCTGCGGGAAAACCCATCGCCTGATACAAGAGATTAAGAATGCGCTTCAGGCAGGGACACACCCGTCTCGCATTGGTGTGATCTCGTTCACCCGCAAGGCAATCGAAGAGATGATCGCTCGGTCCTGCGCGGAGTTTGACCTAGAGGCCAAAGACTTTCCGTACATGAAAACCAGCCATGCCTTCGGGTTCCATGGACTTGGGCTCAAGACCACAGACATCATGGGACCAGAGGACTACAACAACATTGGCAGGGAGATCGGCCTGACCTTTGAGGGCAAAGACTTCACGTCTGTTGACGGCGGCATAACTCTACCTACGATTGGTGGATCAGGGGCACGTTACCTGCAACTGGACAGTCGTGCGCGACTGCGGATGATCGACATAGAGCAAGAGTACAATGAAGAGGCTGATTGGAACCTGTTCTTTGCCAAGCTAAAGCAGTTGTCTTCTCAGTTAGTCGAGTACAAACGCGCAGTGGACAAGTACGATTTCGTTGACATGATCGAGCAGTACATTGAGCACGGAGATGTTCCCAACCTGGACTATCTGTTCATCGACGAGGCCCAAGACTTCACCCCGTTGCAGTGGGAGATGGGAAAGAAGATTGCTGCGTCTGCGGAAAACGTGTGGATCGCTGGCGATGACGACCAAGCCATCCACCGTTGGACAGGCGTTGATGTTAATCTCTTTAACAAAAGCTCTGACAACATAGAGGTGCTGTCTCAGTCTTATCGTATACCCAAGTCGGTGTGGCGAGTGGCGAGAACCATTACACACAGAATCGTGGACCGTCACATCAAGATGTTTAAGCCTCGCCAAGAAGAAGGGAAGGTTGAGTATGTAAACTACCTGTCCGAGGTTCCACTGTCCTCGGGGTCATTTACTTTGATGGCTCGTACCAACGGGTACGTTTCGGAGATGGCGAACTACTTGCGGTCCAACGGGTTCAAGTTTTCTCGCAATGGTAAGTCCAGCCTGTCGGATGATATGGTCGGAAACATACTGACATGGGACACCCTGTGCCAAGACAAGTCTGTAGGTGTGCAACAACTCAAGGCGCTCTATTCTGGCGTAAAGAAGCAGGGGAAAGATGCTGTTGTCCGCAGAGGATCGACTCAGCTGCTAGATGCGTTGGCACCTGACGACATGTTGGACATGGACACTCTGATCAAGGACTACGGTCTGCAAAGAGATGCCTCAACCAGCGCATACGATGTGCTGAATGTTGCATCTTCTGAGCGGGACTACATTGACGCGATCTTCCGCCGAGGCGAAGACCTTCTGTCTAGTCCTCGTATCAAGGTGTCCACGTTTCATGCTATGAAGGGCGGGGAGGATGACAACTGCGTTGTTTGGACGGCATCAACCAAGGCCTGTGAGCACAGCAAGTTTCCAGACGATGAGCACCGAGCGTTCTATGTCGGCGTTACTCGAGCACGACAGAACCTCTACATCCTGCAATCCGACAACAAGTATAGGTATTCTCTATGAAACGTGATGAAGTATTAGACACAGCAAAAGAACTGATCAATGGACCGAGGGCCAAGGACTACGGGGATGCATTCGAGAACTTCTCCCGCATAGCCACAGGCTGGAACGCAATCATCAAAGAGGCGATGACTAGCCACGGACATGTAACCGAGCGGCACGTTGCGCTGATGATGGACTGGTTGAAGACAGCACGACTGCTCAACGACTTAGACAAGGCTGATTCGTGGATCGACAAGTGTGGGTATAGTGCGCTTGGGGCAGAGTTTACAAATCGTGAGAAGGGACAAACAGATGGATAATGCAATACCAAAAGAAATACAGTTTGATGGGGATTGGCCTTGGGTGACGTTTAAAAATACTTCGAAGCAGGGACTGGTTGTAAGTAAAGATGTTGGAGGGCTGACATTGGTTGCAACTTGGGTAAGAACGGATAGTTTTACAGAGGATAGAGACTAAGCCATGACTCAGAAGAATTTATTCTCCGTGGACTCAACCACAAATGATGCCGAGGGCAATGAGCACAGCGACTTGCTGTTCCAGATGAAGGGGGAGATGGACCTTATCGAGGATGACTGGAACATCCCCACTGAGTATCCTGATCTGACGGGCTACAAAGAAGTTGCAGTCGATCTGGAAACCAAAGACCCGAACCTTACTACGCTTGGCCCAGGCTGGGCTAGGAATGATGGTCACATCATCGGCATTGCTGTGGCAGCGGGAGAGTACAAGGGGTACTTCCCTATCCGCCACGAGAACGGACACAACCTAGATCCGCGGATCACGATGAAGTGGATCAAGAAACAGATGTCTGTGCCTGAGATGAACGTGATTATGCACAACGCAACCTACGATGCGGGCTGGCTACGGGCCGAGGGCGTGGAGATCAAGGGGCGTATCATCGACACGATGGTGACAGGCGCATTGGTTGACGAGAACCGTTGGACCTTTGGCCTTGATGCGATGGCCCGTGACTACGCTGGTATCCGCAAGAACGAGAAGCTTCTGAAGGCTGCTGCGCTTGAGCGTGGGCTAAACCCCAAGTCAGAGATGTACAAGCTGCCCCCTAAGTTTGTTGGTGGCTACGCTGAGATGGACGCTGTTGCTACGTTGGCATTGTGGCAAGCTCTGAAGGTGCTGATTGACAAGGAAGAACTGTGGGATGTTTGGAACCTAGAGATAGATCTGATCCCCTGCATGTTGGACATGCGTACAAAGGGTGTGCGGGTTGACCTAGAAAAGGCAGAGTTAAACAAGAAGCTCTTGCGTGAGCAGAGCAGCTACCTGCGTGGTGTACTTGAGAAAGAAGCTGGAATGGACGTGGACATCTGGGCGTCCGCATCTATTCAGAAGATGTTTGACAAACTAAATCTGGAATACCCGAGGACCGAGAAGGGAGCGCCATCGTTCACTAAATCGTTTCTCAATGAACACCCAGCTAAGATCGCACAGGTGTTGGTTAAGCTGCGAGAGTTTGACAAGGCTGACAGCACGTTCATCGACAGCATCCTGCGGCACGAGACCAACGGGCGCATACATACCGAGTTGCACTCCACTCGGAGGGATCAGGGCGGCACGGTGACGGGTAGGTTCTCGTCGTCCAATCCTAATTTACAGCAGATTCCAGCACGAGACCCTGACATCAAGCGTTTGATCCGTGGCCTGTTCATCCCAGAAGAGGGATGCAAGTGGGGATCATTTGACTACTCGAGCCAAGAGCCGAGGTTGTTGGTTCACTTTGCATCGATGATCCCGTCTACGATCAGGCACCCTGTTGTGGATGAGATCGTGGAGGAGTTTAACAACGGGGACGTGGACCTGCACCAGATGGTGGCGGACTTAGCTAACATCACACGCAAGCAAGCCAAGACCGTGAATCTCGGCATCATGTACGGCATGGGCGTGGCGAAACTGGCGGATCAGCTTGGCATTTCCAAGGAAGATGCCAAGGATCTGATCGAAAGACACCACTCTAAAGTTCCATTCGTTAAAGGATTGGCAGACTTGGCCTCTAAGCAGGGCGATAAGAACGGACAGATACGCACTCTGATGGGCCGTAAGAGCCGCTTCCACCTCTGGGAGCCTGTCACCTTCGGAGCAGGCAAACCACTGCCCTACGACGACGCTGTGAAGGAGTACGGGGGTGCTGGTGGTAGAGGCATACGACGTGCGTTTACATACAAGGCTCTGAACAAGTTGATCCAAGGATCGGCGGCGGACCAAACTAAGAAGGCGATGCTTGATTGCTACAACGAGGGGTTCACCCCTATGCTGACGGTGCATGACGAGCTATGCTTTAACATAGAGAGTGAGGAGCAAACCGCTCGGATCAAAGAGATCATGGAGACGGGGATCAAGCTATCTATACCATCGAAGATTGACGTTGATATTAAAGATGATTGGGGAGAAATAGAATGATGCACATAGAAGATATTAAGGCCATGGGTTTCAAGCAAATGCACCAAGCTCAAGTAGAGGCCCTGTTGATGTTTGTACAGGACGCTCTGCGCCTAGCTGCGATGACCGAGGAGCCAGATATATTAGCCGACGTTGAGCAGTCCGCGGACGAACTGGTCCGCCTGTTCGGTGGCAACGGTGTCTCTCTCAACTATGTCATAGACTAGCCCTGTAAGAAGGAGTTAGCCGCACGTTCCGCCGGAGTCCCGCCTAACAAGGCGGGGTTCACGGGCCCAGTCGCACTAGCCTGGGTTATCGTAGGGGCTGGCTGCGGTAAGTTGCCTTGCTGTTGTGGGGGCGTAGGGGAAAGCCCTGCGGGAGGAGTAGGGGAAAGCCCTGCGGGAGGAGTAGTGGATAATCCCGCTGGAGGGTTGGGGGACAACCCTGCTGGGGCTCCGCCCCGAGGTCTAGTATCTGTGAACAAATCGTCGTCAGGCTTGAGAGACGTGCCCCTCATTTCTTTTTGTATTTGACGAATCTCTTCTCGTGGATACAGTTCAAGGATCCCTGCATCACGCATTTCTTGGAAGTTTTTCTTGCTGGGCATAAACGGTTGGAACTCACCGCGAACAATATCCTTGTACCCGCCAATGTTGTTCTTTTTGAGAACAGTCATTATCTCCCGTTTGGTCATACCCATGGTGTCTAAGTCTTCTATCATCTGATAGTACTGACGATCCACTCGTAACTTGGCGTCATTCGATTTTTGGTACGCTCTTTCTAAAGACGTTGAACTTGCATTTCCGTCGTCCGTAACTTGATTAAACATCCGTTTGGCGTCCGTCTGAGCTTGCCCCAAACGGTACGCGCCATACTCCAAACCTCGGGCCGGATCAAACTCTAGTGGAGAGAGACCAGAAAATGCGCGGATAACTTCTGTCGTAAGATTACGTTCTCTTAACAGTTTGTCTTTTGGACTCACCAGACCTGGAACAATGTTGCCTACCGTGCCTCGAATAAATCGACCAGGTTCTCCGTCCAAGTCAACAGGGGACACGCTAGGAACCATTGTGTTCAGAACATGCGTGATCATCTTGTAGCCTTTAGTACCGTCGCTGTCTTGTTTGTTGTAAACTTCAGCGCCTGTAGATGTCCGTCCTCCACGGAACAACACGTCTGTGACCGCTTCAGTTAACATAGCCTCTGAAAGGAATGGAGAGAAGATTTCTCCAACAGCACCACCAACGGTGCTAGTAAACGTGGACCCAGGACCTTGGCCCTCTTTGACTGCGCCTTCAAACTCGTTCATCGCACGAACAGCAAAACGGTACAGCCCGTCATAAGGGTTCGATGTACTGAAGTTAAGGTATTGAATCTTCCCGTCTTTCTTTCCGATTGGTATAAGAGTTGCACCTTTTTCCCAAGGTGCAGCAAAAGATCTCTGGTACGATTCCATCTCTTCAGGGGTAACTCCAGAAATTGCATAACCCATTTCCTGTACAGCGACAGGAGCGGCAATAGTTGTACCCAAGAACCCTATCATTCGGTTGCGCCCACGAGTTTGCACCGCCGGAATGTCTGAGGCCATGTCGTCCAAACTCTGACGTACAATGTTGAAGCCAGTACGATAGATTTCCGCAGGGAATGTAATGAAGTTACCGAGAGGCAGGCGGCGACCAAATCGTACAAGGTCCGTAGCGCCTTTGTTGTAGTTAGGCACGGTGTCACGGACGATCTGCGCTGCACGGTGCTTGATCATCTCGTCAATATCAGCCTTGGCAAAAGTCCCGTTGTTGACTGAAAGTCGGGTGGCCTCGGACATGTCCTCGCCGTTTTTCGTAAGGTACGCAATGGCTTGTTCAGCCTGCTGTGCGTTGCTAAAGTCCATGCCATCCAGAGATTTACGGATGTGGGCTTGTTCAGCTACATAATTGTAGTGTTTCCAAAAATCGTCGGAGCTTTGGTAAATATTTTCTAGTGGCTTGAGGTATCCGCCCGCAGCTTTAGCAAACTTTTCCCGTGAAGGACTGCCCGCTATTAAAGCTTCTATACCGCTCTCAGGTCCACGGGAAGTCATGCCTACGCCCTTACGCAAAGAGTCTTGGATTTCTCGTAGCTCTGCGTTGGTGCCTAACATGCCGCGCTGTTGGGCATCCATTAACTCGGCTATCAGGTCATCATCACCTTTGGTCATTAAGTTTCCGTAGACCAACTTCATGGAATCTTTCATGCTTCCACCTCGGCCAATGAACGGGACGTTCCCGTTCGCTAGGGCAAAAGCAGCGGCAGTGGTGAAGTTTCTAACCTGTGTAATCGGAGAAAGAATAGTCTTACTGTACTGTGACACACCTTTTGCACGAAGCATCCAGTTCCAAGTGCTCCGCACCATTTGGGAACCCATGTCTTCTTCACCAATAATATGGTTGGTTAGATTGTTATAGATAGGGCGCGGGACATAGTGATCGTTTAGTGTACCCCACCCAGAAGTACCCAACAAAACCTCTTCATCTGAGGCTTTGGATGTACCTTTTCTTGCGGCCAATGGAGTACTTAACTCTCCAAAGTCAGAGGAGTCTCCACCTAAACGAACGTAACCACGATTGATTAGTTCTGCTCTTTGAGCAGGGCTAAGTCCTTCCCCTTTAATTATCACATCTTTTAACAAGCCTGTTTTACTGCCCGCCAAGCGGGAGAGACTACCAAAAAACTCGTCAACAGCCGAGAACTGAGCCAAGTCAGACACAGTTCTCAATGCTGACTCTCTGAAATCAGTGAAAACCTTGAGACCTTGGTCCGTCTTTATGACCTTGGTCCCCGTTTCTCCCATCAATGCTCTAAGAGTTTTAGGTATTTGCTCCCTAGAAACAAGCATTCCAGTGTCTAGTCTGTCCCTAGCAATCCGTCCGCCCTTAAACGATTGACGAGCTTTGATAGTGTGTTTCGAGAGAAAAGATTCCCTGGCTTTTTTGGCCGCTTCACCTGTAACCTTTGAACCCACTTCAACTATGGGGCCTTCAGGTGTATCTTTTATCCTAAGGCCGTTGGCGTCTAGAAACTCATCGGTCAGCATAGACTTGTTTACATCTCTACGAGCTAGCTCCGTGAGTTCTCTTTGTGTAGCTCTTTTATTAGACACGAAAAAAGCGTCTGCCATTTCTGTAGACTCTTGTGTCGGCACATAATCCTGATCTTCGTGGATACGATAGGACCGCTTCATGTAGCTGCCATCGTTGTCGTTAATTATATCGTCAAGAGAACGTCCATCTTTTGTAGTAATATTATTGTTCTTAATGAAGTTACTATTTCTAAGTTTTGCGGACCCGTTGTCTATAGCTTCCCTGTATTTTTTCAAGCTTGGACGAAGAGGCCCGGGGAGTTGCTTTAAAAGGCCAGCTTTAATAGTCTCGTCAGCTTCTGTAAGATATGCGTTGCTTCTGTTTAAGATTTCAAGACGCTCTAAGTTTCCCTCAAGTTCTTTTGGGGGAAGATCTTTAAACAAATTGTCTAACGCTGTGTCATATTCTTTCTGCATAAAAGCAACCTGCTTGTTAGCAGCGTTTGTCTGTGCATCAATAGCCAAACGAGTCTCAGAAGCCGATTGAGGCAAGTATCCCTTTGGAGTAACCATTGAGATTGCATCGGCCTTAAAGCGTTGCACCCTGCTCAACTCGTCGGGGGCCATCATCCTCTGGTACAGCAGGTTGTCAACATTGGCCGCAGTAGTATCGATCTTTTTCTTTAATGCTTTCGCACCCATCTGTCCCACGGGAGAATTGATCGCTCCCCCAACAGTTTTCCCTGCGCCCATCAGAGCACCTTGTGCTACACCCCCAAGCAAAAACCCTTCGGATCCAACCTTTAGTTTGTTGCTGAGTCGAGCAAGGGCTTTCCATCTTCCTTCTAACCCTATTAAATCATAGGTTTGTGTCGGGCCCATCTCCGCCCAGTCAGCAAGAGTGGTCATGTTGTCGTCTGATACAAACCCGTCTGCTGCACCCGCCGCTAACAATTCTTTTGTTGCCAAGCCAAACCTTTCCTTTGTGGACAACGGGACATTCTTCAGCCCAGCTTTTAAACGGTTAGCTTTAGATGCAGCACTGACCGCTTTAGCCGCAAGACCCCCAGGCACAACAAACTGCGTTATGATTTCGGCACCTTTTCCCAAAATGCCCTCGGGCTTTAAACCAACATCGTCCCGAAAAGCTTCCATGCCTTCGGTAATTGCATCACCGTACTCTGTTCCCACGGCAATGTCGGGCACAAGAGCCAAGGTTGTGCCTGCGCCTTCAATAGCTTTAGTAACCCCAGAGCCAACTCCTAGAGCTACGTTCCCAACGCCTTCTCCAAGACGTTCACCAAAGGTATCAACACCGTCGTCAAAGCCAATGATGTTATCCGCCGCGGCATACCCAAGCTGTCCTACTTTTTCTGTGACATAATCTAAGGGCGCAAAGCCAGTGTCTCCGATCAAGGTCTTGCCTCGATCATCTAAACCTCTTAATGAGATCAACCGAGTCTCGTCAGGGGGAGTCATGCTTAGCCCAGCAGGAGGTGTAGCACTTAACCCCGGCGGAGTAGCACTTAACCCTGCGGGTGGAGTAAGTGAAAGCCCACGCGGTGTTTCAGCCATATCTTAAACCTTTATCCCGTTGCTGGTGGAGCATACGGATTGCCGTCTGCATCCACGAAGTTAGTTCCGTCAGTAGAGTAGAATGGTTTCCCTGATGGATCGTACATAGTTACACGTTTCTCGTCGCCACCAGCACCAGCACCAGCCGTTCTGCCGTACAATGGGTCAAGGACCGAGGCAGCTTGCTGCGCAGCTTCTTGGATCGTGGTCCCAGGATTGCTGGACATGATGTTTTTTATCATATCAGGAATAGCTTCTGCATATTTAGGCAGCGGCTCATAACCGCTGCCGCCTGTTTTAGCCGCAGCACGGGCCGAGGCTGTCTGTTTGTAGTTCTGAAGACCCATGACCACGGCAGCAGCAAAGGCGTCGGGGCCTTTGCCCACGGCGTTACCTACAACCACGTTATCAATCCGGCGGTTGATCTCGTCGATGTCGGTGATATCCAAGCCGAGCACGTTCTCTGCGAAGTCCTTCTTAGCTGCATCAGTCGGTTGTTCGCCTGCCTCAGTCAAGACTTGATCCGCAGTTTGCGCTGGATCTTTTGACTTAGCAGCGGCTTCAATGTTGTTTAGTTTTTTCTGGGCTGCTTGGGCTACGGCAGCTTCGTCGCCAATATTCTCCGCTAAAAACTTAACCGCGGCAGGGTCTAGACTATCTAAAAAGCTTTTGAATCTTTCAGGCTCCATTGTGATGTCTAATTTCTGAGCGTCTGCGGGAACATCTCCTTGAAACTGCGGTCTAAATGGAGCTACATCGACAGACCCGGCGGTTGCAAACCGCATAGGAGTGTTTGGTGACGCAGGCTGCGGAACCACTGGACCAGCAGCCATTGGATTCAAGGACCGAGGAGCAACAGTCGTGGGCATAGGCATGTTAGGCATCATAGGAGCAGCAGGCATAGGCGGGGGAGCCATAGGTGCGCCGACCATGCTGGCAGGAGATTGCTGCATTACTGGTGGCATAGGTGGTCGAGCGGGCATAGCCGCCTGCATCAACTCAGGGGAAGACGCCAAGATGCCACTCGGGCGCTTAATCCCTGCCATCTGATCCAGCTTGCTTCTAGCTGACCGCTGAGACGCTCCGAATAACGCCGCGTTGTTGATCCCACCTTGCATCATCTTGCTATCCACTTACGTTTCTGATTGCGCCTAAACCACCAAGGATCGGGGCCTGTCCGCCTTGTCTACCGTATATTGTGTTCGCCGTATTCAAAGCACCGCCCATAAAGCTGGCTTGCGGTGTAGCCGACGCTGCCAAGGATGTTCCGCTCGAGGGTATACCCGAAAGAACATCACGCATGTACGAGAACCGAGCGAACGGTTCGTATGCTTCCTCTAGCTGGCCTGCACGTTGCACGTCGTACTCAGCCTGCAACTGGTTTTGCTCCAAAGCACCTGTGTTAAACAAGGTGTTTACGTCTTGGAATCCGAGAGACTGCGTTGCTTCTCCAAGCGCGCCGATCCCAGTGCCAAGGCCCTGGAACAACTGACCCGCTGTTTGCCCGCGCTTCTGCTGGTTTTCAAAGGCCGATTGAGCCTGCTGTTGTGCGCCAGTGTAGGCAGCGGAGCGAAGTTGAGCTTGGGTTTTTGCGATCTGATCCGCTGTGTTGCGAGTTAACTCAGACCCTGCCACCGCTTGACGAGACCCGCCAAACGCTCCTTGCTCTACAGCACCGGAGTTTATACGGTTTCGTTCAATGTCAGACTGCCGCTGAATGTCTGACGTAGTCGTATCGATTACGTCTTCAACAAACGGGTCGTAAAATTGTTTGTATGAGGTAGGGTCAAAAGCACCTGTGGACCCTTCAACAGCTGAGACGCCTTGGTTGAACGTATCTTGTGCGGAATCGATAAAGGGTTGGTACGATCCCATCATCGATTGGTATTGCTCACCCGTTACTGGGTCAACGCCACCAGTAAGACGAGCGATGGCTTGTGTTTGTGGATCAGTGAAGCCGATCACATCTGGAGATGCAACGCCGCCCTCGACGGCGAAGATAGGCTCACCATATTGGTCAGTCATAGCCTGCGTTACGTCAGCAGTGTATGTACCGTCTGTGGCCTCATACATCTGTGCCCCAGTTTGGGGGTCCATGACCGGAGTGCCATACAAAGGATTTTGGGCCGCGATCCCAGTGATCGTGCCCGTCTCTTCGTCGGTCTGATATATGTTTGCTAGCAGGTCTTTTAAGAACTTCTCCTGATACTCAGGAAGAAGCGACATCTGCTTCTGGATTACCTCTTGCGCTGCCATGACTATGCCGCCCTCTCGAGTTGATTCATCATCTGATACATCTTAGCCGCCCCAGCATTGCGATTGCCGTTCCCTGCGCCCCTGACAGCATCAGCCGTCATGACGAACTCACCGTCCGAGAGCCGTGCTTCTTGGACTGGGCCACCGTTCTGATAGATCGTAGCTGGGATAGAATCGCTTGTCCCAGTGCCGGGGCCATCGATCATCCCGCCCATAGCCGCTCTCCTAGTGTAGTTCACAACAGGAGTACCGGGAGCCGCGGTCCCACGATAACCAGGATTGCGTTCTCCGGTGTCATACTGAGCCATTTCAAGAGGCGTCATAACCTTATCAAACTGTGGTTTCCGCTGCTCGTACAGCATCTGCTGGAGAATACCACCCATGATCGGGTCTGTTCGGCCCTGTGCATCTTCAACACCCGCCGCTTGCAGGATTCCACGGATCGCACCTGACGGCCCGCCTTGGAAACCACCGAGCATGGCTTGTTTAGCCGCCATCTGCTGGCCTTGTTGTCCAGACAGAAGGCTCATTATGTTTCCACCCTGCTGATTTGGACTGCCACTTGCGCCGCCGCTACCAAAAGAGTTCAGGGCATTCATCGCCACCCCAGCGTTCCCGAAGGAACCTTGGGCAAATCCGCCAATGCCAGCCCCGATGGCATCCTCAAAAGACCCGCCGCCTAAGAGTGATCCCAGTCCGCCTCCGATTGCCGCGCCACCTGGCCCGCCCGCAATCATCCCAACAAGGGATCCGATCGAGGAGAACAGGTTGCTTTTGTTTGTGTCTGCTTGTGTCTCTTCAGCCATTACGATGCTCCTGTCGCTGGAGGTGGGCCGACAACAGAAACTGTTGCGTCAACCCGTTCTTTTTTAGGCTTATCTTCAGTTTTCTTTGTCATGTGATCACCACCGTTACCTGTCCGACTTGCCCTGCACCGACTGAACCACGCAAGTTCGGGCTGTTGCTTAAAGTTATCTTAACAAATCCGCCGCTCTGAAACAAGGCTCCTGTCTCAAGACCCGAGTCATCAGTTTGTAGATCCGTTAGAGTTAGAGTCGTGGCCCTGAGATCCCCAGGGTTTTGCATCTGCTCCAGATACACCGAGAAAGAACGCACTAACTCTGCAAAATAGTTTTGCATGTACTGCGGCGGCGGAACGGGGAAGAACGGGCGTGTAAGACGACGGGACATTAACGCCTCCCGTCTGAACGGATATCAACCCTTGGAGAACCCAAACGCCAAGTGACTTCAAGTTCGTCCGACGAGATCTTAAATCTCATCTGTCTTCCGCGGAGCCTAAAATACAACTGCTCTGTTCGTGCGCCTACAGCCGCAGCTTGAGTCTTAACAAAAGCATCCGTCTGACTGCTGCTGTATGTCCCATCGGGGGCGTTTTTAACGTCAAGAGTTATGTTCGTTTCAGGAAGAATAGCAGTAGAGTTCTTGAAGTCCACGTCAGGAATCATCTTGCGGATAAACATAAACTGCTCACCGTCCCCAATGTCCATGGGGCTGGATTGAATGTAGGCGTTGATCGCAGAAGCGGGGTTCGTGGTCCCATCATCAAAGCCCAACTCGTGTTCGTACAAGAACCCATCGTTGTTAGCTGCAATGGGAAAATCAAAGATACCACGATCTACCCATGCAGTGCGCCCAAAGGTGCCGTAATACCAGACCTGCTCAAGGTAGTTGTAAACAACGTACTTATTAACTTCCTCACTGTTCGAGCTAGGGTAGAACCACCAAACTTCTGAGTGCTCAGTGTTAAGAGCTACGTTTATTTTTTCCATCTGGTTGTCGTTTATGTCAGAGAAAACATAATCTCGAACCGAGCAGGGAAGACGTTGAACAACCCCGCTAAAAATGTAGAACTCTGTGCGACCCATCCAGAACACATTGTCATCCACGGCGATAGCTGCGTTGGGACTAGCAATAGTTATGTTCTCTGAAATAGCGGTCACACCAAACGTAAAGGGTGGGCCTAAGTACTGCATTGCGTACAACGTAGTGTCGGTCATAACAAGGATCTGCTGCCTGGTTTCAATCGCCGTAACAATCTCGGACCCAGAGCCAAGGCGCAATTCACCCGCTGTATTGGTTGCCGTAGCGGCCCAATCAGTAATAGATTCTTGGGACGAGAACCGGATAGTCAAAGGATCTTGGACACCGGGAGTAGATTCGGGGTCACATCCAAAGGCAATAACGTGCCGATCTCTGTCAGAGACTAGGATCTGTTTTGCAACTGTGGGTATTTTAGGAAGAGTAGAAAGAGTTGTAATGTCTACCGCTCTTGCGCCGAGGCCCCCAGTTTCATCCCAATAGTATATCCCGCCATCCCTGACGTTAAGCAGCAAATCTTCCCCAAAATTATCGTGTGACCACAACCTCAGGGTGTTGCTGACAATAGCGTCCGTAGAAGCAGAGCCCCACGTTCCACGGCTCCATGTCCCTGCGCCCCAGCCAGAAGACCTAACCGTTGTATCCAAGCCCACGTTTATCTGATATTTTCCTACCGTGGAACCACCGCCATTCCCGCTGTCGCTGCCGTTTGCAAGCAGGGGAACCAGAGGGTCATTTATAGGAGTACCCGCTGCACGGGCTGTAACATGATACGAGTTTGCGTTTACAACAAGCGTGATTTGATACTCTTGATTAAGAACACCCGCAGCAATTACTCCGCCAAGAGTTGCCGCACCACTATACGCAACAAAGTCGTTTACAACAGACCCATGTGCTGTGTCGGTTACAACTAAAGTAGAAGACCCATTCGTAGCCGCAAACGTCACATCTCCCGCAGCAGTCGTAAGTCTGAGAGGTGTGATGTCGTTATACTTTCCGCCTCTATCAATATAATACTTAAAGTTCGTACCAACACCCATGTATTGATCACGATCAAGCGCCACCCAAGGGTGAAGCGCCCGGCAAGTCCCGAGGTAGTTGTCCGTGCCACGCTTTTGCCAACCACCAATCTTCTCAGGATAACCTTTTGAGAACCGAACTTGGTCGGAATCAAACCAGCCGCCTTCGTTGGTGTACGCGGTAACTTCCCGGTTGACGCCGGGCTTAAACTGTAACTTTGATAGAGGCATAGATCACGATACATCCTCATAAACGATTAAAACGCGAAGGGCGCTAGCCGCGGTTGCGGTGGCAGTAAGTGCTACATTTTCCTTTAGGTAAAGAGGAAACTCTTTTGTGATTACATCTAATGTTGCGTTCGCCGCTACGCTAACTTGGTGTAGAAACTCTACACCACCAATTAACATTGTTGCAGAAGAAGCGGTGTCGTTAGTGATGTTTACAATCCGGACGCCTACAATCCGATAGAGGTGGCTTCCCGCCGTGGTTAGCAAAGTGGTGCTGCCCGTCCCTACCGTAGTAGTAACAGTGCTTTCCCCGATAACCGAAGATGCCGTTAAAAGATTCGGGTTTGCCATTGTAGTCTCCTAGAATAAAACACTGTATGTATAGGCCCTTGCTGCGGTAGCAACAGTGGTAAACGCTAAAGTAGCACTTCCATTCGTTGCCATAACCTGCCCAGCGGTCCCGTCTGAAGTAGGAAGAGTTAAAGCGGACACAAAAGCTTGCAGATTAGCGTCATACGCCAAAACATTCGTGCCTATAACCAAGCCAAGGTTGGTTCGTGCGCCAGATGCATTGCTCGCACCTGTGCCCCCGTCCGCAAGAGCAAGGTCCGTGATCCCAGTAATAACCCCACCAGTGATCTTTATCGCACTAGAAGCTATGTTGTCCGTAAGACTGGTTACTTTTGCCCCACTTCCAGCACCGTCACAAAAAACAGCATTAACCCCAGCATTGGTTGCCACCGCCGGAATCACGACGTTGCCACCGCTTCCCTGTGTTACAGTAATTTGCTGGTTTGTTTTGTTGTAAATAAAGTAAACGTGTTCATTGGTGTTCGGAGCTATGGTAAGCGTTGCCGCTCCTCCAGGGCTTCCCGATATTACTATCACTTTATACTGGCCCTCAGAAAGAGAGCCGTCACCCGTGGTCAAAGTCTTGGAAGTGCTACTTAGGGTTATCTCAAGAACGCCGTTGGTTAAGCGGTCTACGATATTCAAATTGGTGTTGGTTGTTGTTCCCCAAGTTCCTGACTGCTCACCATTTCTGATGAGTTCAAGACCTGTATTTGATGCATATGTACTAGCCATCTACTTTTCCTATGCCGCTATCTCGGTCCAAATTGTGTCAACGCCGGGAACAATGTTGCCCCACACTAGCACAGAACCTACTTGCCCACTAGCCTCTATGCCAGTTAAAGTCACGCTGGATCCGCCAGAAACAGAAACCGTGCCCAAATTCCCAACAGCGCCGAGTCCTACAACACTAACACTTTGGCTTGTTTCTTGTGTTACGGCACTTAGCGCACCAGTAGCCGCAATCCCTGTTACAGAAATAGCTACGTTAGTAAGACCAATCGCTGTACCGACTTGCCCCGTTGCCGACAACCCGGTTACAGAAACAGAAATGCCCGTGCCAACAGGCGTTGAAATAGAACCTACCTGCCCTGTACCAACAGACGCGCCAGCGTTTACTGTAGCGCCTGATCCCAAGCCAATCGCTACAACGCCGTGCACGCCAGTGGCGGCAACGCCAGTTACGGATACGGTCTGATCTGTATTAGTTGTTACTGAGCCGACTTGCCCCGTTCCTGCAACGCCAGTTACAACGACTCGGAGGATTGAATCGCTAGCCCCTATTGGGACTTCAGCAATTGCCGATGCACCTAAGATCATTTCAAGTACCTCACGTTTTAACTATAAGTCTTGTAGCAGATATTGCTGTCCCTGCAAAGACACTTGGATCGGCAGCGGTCTCACCTATCGTCCCGTCTGTCTGAACGAAGTAGCTCTGCCCTGCTGTGAGACTAAGTTGGTTCTCACTGACCGAGCCGATGATGTCTACCGTGCCGCTAGAGCCAGATGCTACTTGGCCTCTGGTTATGTCTGTGGTGCCAACTTGAAATACAACAGCCTTTCCGTAGTCTGAAGCTCCGTTATCCCTGTAAGCAGTAACAACCTTGCCAGCATTGCTGTCAAAGGTAGACCCTACAAAACTTATATTACTACTGGTGAACTCTACTGGAGATTCAAAGCTAATTGAAGTTCCGCTGATAGTTCCAACAAGTATTTCACCTTTATCGGAGTCTGCATCGTCAACATAACTAAGGCCAATTTTGTTATTAGCACTATCAAAAACCATCAAAGGATAGTCTGTATCAGCCGCTGAAAAAGTTACAACGCTTCCGAAACTTATTGACGTACCGCTCACAGTTCCAACAGCGACCGAGCCGATGCCTCCATTCGTTCCGTCAATGTAGCTAATTGCAACTTTGTTAGAGTTAGAGTCAAAAACTGTAGAGGTTCGACCTATGTTTATTGAAGCCTGAATCACAGCCTCTGAACCAAAGCTAATAGAAGTTCCAGACACGGTTCCGACTCGAGCCGCTGGAGGACCACTAGAGCCAACAGTGGTACGGTATCCCAAAACAACTTTATTTAAGTTACTGTCAAAAGCTAAACTAGGCTGGCTACTGTTAGCGGCGTTAGCCACAACACGGCTTCCAAAGCTAATATTTGTCCCGCTGATAGTTCCAACAACTACGCTTAAATAAGAACTATATGTTGGGGAGGGTGGTCTAAAAGCTATAACAATCTTGTTCGAGTTGCTGTCAAAAGTAATAGCGTTGAAGTTGGCAGCGGCGTTGAAAAAGGATGCCTCAGTGCCAAAGCTAATACTCGTACCAGACACGGTTCCGACCCGTGCTTTGCCAGTATTAGAGGCACCACTGTCTCTGTAAGCTACAACCACCTTGTTTGAGTTGCTGTCAAAAGTAATAACAGGACCACCAACCGCCGCACTTAAATACACAACAGGAGTACCAAAGCTAATTGAGTTGCCACTTACCGTACCCACTACCGCAGTACCGTAATTACTAGCGTTAGCGTAAGATAGGACAACTTTGTTTGAGTTACTGTCAAAAGTTGCAGAGATGTTATATGCCAATGCCGAATTAAATACGGCGGGGGTTCCTACAGCTTGAGGTACTGAATTGTCAACCACCGACCCCTGAGACATGCCAATGTAGTTCTCAG